ACATACTTTATGATACTTAAAATGACTATAGTCATACTCAATATGGCCACTACAATTTCTAAAAATAAATTCTTTCTTTCTATTTGTTTTCTTATTTCTGCTACTGTTATTTTGATTGTATCAATATCCTCCTCAACTCTATTGATTTTATTAAGCACTCCGTCTAAAGTCTTTCCAGAAATTAAATCTAAAGTTTTTTGTTCTTGAAAAAATAATTTAATCTGTTCAGTAATAGCTTTTAATTCAGCCGTATTTTCTTTTATTACATTTAATAAAACTTCAATGATTTTAGTCTTATCTCCATTCTCCATTAAGCGCCTCCATTATTAAATACTTCCGGAAAATACGTATCAAATAAAGTAAAATCAAAATTATACGGATCGATTTCAAATAATTGTCTTAATCCAGCAATTTTGCCGGCCACATTATGTACATAATTTACTTGTTGTACAACTTGAGGCTGTAATTGCAATTTTTTTGATTTTTCTAAATCAATTTCAACTTTAGTTTTTCTTGGCATAAGCCTCTCCTTATTATAATGTATTGTAAATATTTACAAATTCTACTTCACCCTTAGTTAAATCTAATAAATCAATAAGCTCTTGTTTCGTTTTATTCATTAAACTATCTTTAAAAATAAAAGATGCTTTATAACATTTTTGTTTTCTTTCAAGCCATATAGCATACATATTATTTAAATCATCTATTGTTAGGACTACATCTTGATCACCATGAGCCCTCCATTCAATTGTTGTAAGATTGGCCATTTGCATTCCTTTCATAGCTTGTTCTATATTTATAATATCAATATGCCTTCCATCAAAATCATATCCATTATAAAAAAATGGAGCTGTTATCTTTTTTTCTCGTATGACAGTTATATTTTGTCTCACTCTTTCATAAAGAATATTGAAATCAAAATCCCAGTCCTTTATTTCTTCATTATAGTAGAGAAAGTTTATATCTTCATAAACATCTTTTGGATTTTTAGTTGTATATTCAGTATACTCTTCTGGAAGTTTATTAATTTCATTTATCACAAATTCCTGTTTAGTTTCTTTATGATATAAAGTAGTGCCTCTATAATCTGGAACTATGCTCCATTTTTGCTCTTGTTCATTAAAAACAAAACATTGATTTTGTTGTAATAAAGAAAAATCAGGAGCAATTTCAGTGCAATACATTGGCATTATGTATTGACCTCGTATAAAAGGAGCTACCTCTTGACCTTTGTATTCTTTTGTATCTTTATCATAAATGTATATTATTTTATAATTCATAAAAGCCTCCAATTATTCATATTTTATAGCGGCATTTACTGAAATTCTAAATGGAGCCGTTTCATCACTACCAGTATCTGATGTAGAAAGTTCTTCATACATAAAAATATGAGGAAAATAATAAGCGTTTCCTATCTCTGAAAAGCCCCATACATCCCACCATCTATCCCAGTATGTATGATTATGACTTCTAAATTTATCAAAATCAAAACTTCCAAGAGAATTACCATTGTACTGCGTGTACTCTGAATTTGTTCCAGTAATTCTTAAAAAAGCTCCTTTAAAATCTGGCAATCTAAATTTCTTTGGATAAGTTGTAGGATTAATAGCTTCTAAGTCTATAAAAAGGCCTACTTGGCTTGTTGCAGTTGAAACAAGATTGTTATCTTGTGCAAATTGCCATAATTCGTAAAAATCAGTTTTACTTAAAACTCCTCCATTTAAGAATATAAATCCATCTGGTAAATTATTACTATAAATCAAAATAATAGTTCCTATTGGAAATTCAGAAAAATCTCCATACTCTCCAGCTCCATAATAACGTATTTCCACAACTTTATTTTGATCTGCTGAATTAAATTCAATATATCCAGTTCCTTTATATAATGGATCATTAGATGGATTATAATAATCAACTCTAAATTCTCCTTGTTGTGGAGGAGTACCAAAAGAAACTTCTACAAAATAAGTATTTGTATTAACATCTTTTACTTGTATAGAAGTTCCAACAAGTGGAGCCTCTTTCAATTTAACTCCAAATAAATTTGCTTCCTCTATATATCTTACTGTGTAAATTTCAGTTAATAAAGTTTGATGTAAACTTCCATTAAATGGATTAAATCTAAAAGTTTTCTTTACAGCTCTCATACATTATCTCCTTTCTAATAAAATTTTTATAATTTCTCCTTCTGAAATCATTCCTTTTATAAAATTCTCAATTTTAGCTTCTTCTCTATCAAAAGTTAATTCACAATAATTTTCTCTATTACTTAATCTATACTTGATTTTTTTACAAAACATATTAAAATGTTGCCATCCTAAATATTTAAAATATAACTTATCAAAAAATACTCTCATACTTAATTTATTATCATTCAATTGAATTCCTATAAATCTTATTAAAGTAGTTGGAATTCCAATTTTATACAAAGAAAATCTATAACTATTAATTATGGTGGCTACTTCATGTTCATTAGGAGCATTTAATCCATAAATTACTTTAAAATTAAAATTTCTTCCTTGATTAAGTAAATCTTCTATTTTAGCATAAACATAAAGAGCATTGATAAAATATTCTCCTCCTAAATCTACATAATACATCTTTTGTGATGGAGCTGTTAATTCAACTTGTAATGAGCCACTTCCACTAATATACTCAGTTGTAGTAATAGTCTGAGTCGCTGTAGTATCATTGTTATCATAAATCAATTGATTTAAATCATCAAATTCAGTGGCTACTTCAAATAATTCATTATACAATGATACGATTTTATAATTTCCGATTTTTCTTATTTTATCCAATGGAACTTTTTGAGCCTCTCCTTTGTATTTTGGCCGCTTATACTCATTTAAGAAATTTCTTCCTATTTCAAAACAAGTAGAATCATCAAAATATTCAGGCACCATTAAGTCTTTTTGTTTTATTCCATAAGCATTAATACTTGCTCGATCTGACAAAGGAAATCCAGCTGGAATAGTCCATCCAGTCTGTCCAGTTCCTTTTGGAGCCTGTCTTTTCACATAAATATGATTATAAACGTTCTCCATATCTAATTTAAGCTCCACTAATTGCTTCTCAGAGAAAATTATATCCTCAATACCCGTATTTTTTTCTTTTAAATGAATATTTCCTAATCCATCAATATATACATAACAATTAATAGCATTTGCAAGTGCTTCAATCATTTTAAAGGCATTCTTTTTATCAATTTGTAATGGAATAGGAATAGCATAATTACTACTTACATTAAAATTAGCATCTTTAACTTTTAGAATAGGATATTCAATGGCCACTTGTGTACAAATATCTTTGATTATATCCTTTACAGTTGTGCCACTTACATAATTTTTAGAAATTCCTACATCTTTAAATTTCTCAATTAGTCCTTTACACTTTAATTTTATTTCTTTTTGATTATTAATATCATAGCTCTCATACACATATCCTAAGTATAGAGGCTCATTTTTGACGGCTATACCTAAATAAGTTCCTGCTGGAATCTCAATATCTACAGTTTTACTTAAAGTCACTTCAGCTGAATTACTTCCATAAGTATCAATTGTGAATGTAGCCTCTTTGATTGTAAAATTGTAGCCGCCTCCAATGAATGTTATAGCTCTTTCTCCAGTAATTCCATATAATGATATATCACTCTCTTCTAAAGTGATTAATCGAGTTTGAGGAAATTTTACAACTTGTCTTAATACATTTTCTCTTAGTATTTTATACTTTCTTATCATATAATATATCTATTCCTATATTCTATTGTTAAATTAAAATTACTTGCAATATTAAAATAAAAATTCAAATTATTAGCGCCTTTTTTCAATCTAATAAAGCCGCCTCGTGCCACTTGTGTAGAAATATCAACTTGATTATTATTCTTCTCTAAATAAATTTTACTTTCCATTCCATCTATTACTAAAATATCTCCTAAATTATAGCCACTCGTATCAATTTCTAATATTTGAGCCTCTCCAATAATTTTGATATAATTAAATCTATTCACTAAAGATTTAATCTTAATTATTGGATATGTATCAAATTGAGGAATATTAATTGTAGGAGCAGTAAAAAATCGTGTATTAACATAAGATCGTGTAATTATTATTGGATTATAATCAAAGAACATTCCATCTAAGGCGACTAAAATTAATTTTAACTCCGTATACCTATATTCATTTCCACTTAGGCTAAAAAACTTTTTAATTGATTGTAATTTTACTTCAGCATAAATATTATTATGTTCATCTAAGATATAACATCTATCAGCTGTAAAGAAGCTGTAAATATCATTAACTACTACTCTAAAATCATAATCATTCATAGCCACTAAAGAGATATTTAATTCTATTTGTCTTTGCTTAATTGTATCTTTTCCTAACACATTGATTCTATCCGTCCCATAAACAGGAACAAAGCTTATATCTTTATCTACATCATCATAATTTACTAAATACGCCGTTGTTATTGAACTTAAATCTAATGTTTCATTTCTATTATTAAAAAATTTTATCTTCATATTAGCGCCGTCCTTATTCTATCAGTGATTTTTACACTTATAGTATTAATTAAATTATCGTCAACTACTCCTTGAATATAAATACTATTAGGAGCAAATTGAATATTTATAGATTTTTCTTTAGATCCTTCATTACCTAAAGCAATATTATCGATAGCATTATACAACATTTTAGTTTTTTCTCTATTAATTACAAATTCTCCAGCTTGTACTCTTGCTGGAATATTATCATAAGTCTCTCTTCTTTGATTACTATCAATGTATCCTCCTTCTTGTAACGCTAATTCTCTAGGAGGCGGAGGAGGAGGCACAGCTGCTACCATGCCCATAGCCCTCATAATATTATTATATACCATAGCTCCTAAGGCTAATAAAGTAGGAATAAATATAAAAGCAAATATACCAGTCTGAGCAGCGGCCATTGCTATACCTGCAGCTATACTTGCCATTGCTAATGCTAATTGTACTCTTAAATTCATTAAAGACAGCATTTTATTCATATTAAATTCTGCTAATGTAAACATATAATCAGCTGTAGCTTTTTCTTTCTTTATACGTTTTTCTTCATTTAATTTTTGTTGTTGTAATTGTTGCTCTTTTTTTGCTTCATCTTCTTTGAGTTTTTGTTCTATTAATTTTCTCTTTTCTTCATTACTTAAATATCTCCATTTTTCTTCATCAAAAAGTCCATGTTGTTGTGCTAATTGATTTAAATATTCTGTTTCTTTTTTAAGATTTTGTTGTCTTATTTCATCTCTAAGTTGTTTAAGTCTTTCTTCTTTTTCTCTTTCTAAATATTCTAATTGATTGTGATAATCTTGAAGAATAATCGCTTCATTTACCATTCGTTCATAAGAAGTTAAACTTAAAGCCTCATTTTGTGCTAATCTATCTTGTAATTCCTGTTCTAATTGTTGTTTCTTTAAATTATATTCCTCTTCGATTAATTCCTTTCTCCTTTGATACTCTTGGTCTCCTAGAAATTTAAGTTCATCATAAAAATTTCGAATATCTTCTAACATTTTTCTGTGAGCGTCTCTATTTTTTTCTATTAAATTACTATAATAATTTGTAGTAGCTTCCAATAAATTATTATATAGATAATTAATCCATTCTTGTTGTCGTTGCATTACTTCCTTTATTACTCTCATTTTTGTTTGTATAGATTGAAATAAATTTTCTAATCCTTTTACCAATGATTGTATAACATATCCAAAAGATTTTCCAAATGTCTCCTTTAAAGAATTTAATTGCCTACGTAAATTAGAAGCTTCATTAGATAAAGCTTGAAAAGCGTCACTTCCTTCAGATACTTCACTTAATTGTTTATTTATGATAACTAATTTATCTTTTATACTATCAGCTATTCCTAAAAAATCAAATGCTTTATCAGTTAATTGTGAAAGGCCTTCTTCACTAGTACTAAATGATATTAAATTGAATGCTTTTAAAGAAACAAATGTTTTATCCAATAATTCTTTTATATTTTGTACAGTTTGTTCATTAAGTTGTAAAGAAATTTCTATAATGTGTTCTTCTGAAATTTCTTGAACTTTTTCTTTAACTTTTTCTTTAAGTTTATCTAAATCTTGTGGAGGAATTTGAGGCTTAATATCCATTTGTTGAGAAGTTATTGCTTTAAATTCACTAAACATATTATTAGCATCAATTAACGCATTTGTATAAATTGATTTAAAATCAAGAACAATAGATTTTACAACAGCAGATAAAATATTAGAAGCATTAGTTCCTGTATTTGTAATGGCATCTAATAACTCTTTTGTAGCTTGTTTAGCGGCTGCAATATTTCCAGTTAGAGCCTCCTTCATTGCGACAGCCACTTTCCAAATGACCTGTACTACTCCTTGCGCTATATTAACTATAGAATCAAATGTACCTCGTGCAATTGTTCCTATTGTATTGAATGAGAACATTATTATATTTTTTATAGTAAGTCCAACTACTACTACCCAGAATAGAACTTTATCTAACGTTGATTTAATAACTGTTGGATTGAACGTAAATGAAACTAAATCTCTATTAATTTTTATTGCATTAACTTTAATCAATTGAGATTGAGCCTCTTTACTTTGAGCCACAACTTCTTCAAATCCTTTAGTTAATAATTTTAAAGAATTTTTTAAATTATTTTTAGAGGCTAAGGCTAATTGTTCAGCTTTTTTACTCTCTTTTAATTGATTAATATAATCAATTTGCGCTTCAGTTAATCCAATATATCTTAATTTTACATTTTCTAAGTCTTTAGAACTATTGATAAATTCTTTTATAGCATCAACTTGTTGCTTTTGGGCTTCAATATATTTATAAATAATATAAACTATAGCAGAAATAGCGGCGGCAATTAAAGCCATTGTTGAAAGTAATACTCCATATTGTATAATTAAAGTTCTTAATATAATCAATATTCTTTGATAAGAAGTTCCTAACGCTTGATTATTCCATATTTCCTGAACTTGTTGTACAATGTATAATTGCTTAACTCCTATCAAAGATAAAAAGGCGCTTATAATATTTTTAATATGATAAAATATAAATGGAAATAATGAAATCAAGATTTTTAGCCCTCTTACCAACCATGAAATTGACATATATACAGAAATTAAGGTAAAGCCCCAACTCATTAATGTTCCAATCATTCCTAAGAATCTTCTAGATCCCTCTCCTAAAGAGAAATATAAATCTTTTAAAACTAAAACAAGTCCTCTAATAAAATCTGTAATTTGTATAGTAATTTCAGCAAATGGACGAGCTAAATCTCCTAAAATGGCGCCTATACTCATTTTGATTATATGTAAGTTATCTCTAACTCCTTGCATTAGTCCAGTTACAGTTTGACTTTGTCTTTCTAATACTCCTCCATAATACTCAGCGCCATTTGCTAATTGATTGAATAAATCCTTAAATACCTCTGCAGTAATTTTTCCTTCTTTAATCATTTGTTGGAATTCAGCTGTAGAGGCTCCTAACATTTTAGAAAAAGTAGCCATTATAGGAATTCCTCTTTCAGCAAATTGATATAATTCTTCTAATTGTAATCTTCCTTTACTTACAACTTGTCCATAAATCCTAGATACATCTTCTACTGATACTCCTACCGCTGAAGCAACTTGTGCTACTTCTTTAGTCCTTTCTACTAATTCTTCAGCGGCTATTCCATAGTTTAATAATAATTTAGTCGCTTTAATTAATTGATCTGAATCAAGTAAAGGATTTTCGGCTGAATATTGTAAAACTTTAGATATCAGTATTTGAGCATTTTCTAATCCTCCAACAAAATTACTCATTGCAATTGCAATTCTATTTATTTCATCTCCTACTGAAATCAATTCTTGTTTAAATTCATTAATTTTATATAATCCTAAAAGTCCAAGTCCTCCTGCAATAGTAGATGAAATGGCTTGAGCGAATTTTTGTTTAAATTCAGTAAATAAACTGCCACTAAATAAAGCGCTAGTAATTTTACTAAATTCTAAAAAGGCTCCAGTTAAAGTAAAAATATTTTTTCCAACTTCTCCTAAAATTGATAAAGTACTTCTAAAAGTAGTAGATAAAACATTAGACACATTTTGTCCTGTATTAATAAAAACATTAGAAGTATTTTTCACAAAATCAACTAAGCCAGTGTACTTATTAATTGTATAAAGTAAATCATCTCCAAATCTTCTAAGCGCCACTCCACTTTGATTCCAAACATTCACTAAGTTTTCTCTTGTTAAGTTTGCATTTAAGGCTATTAAAGATACATTAATTTTATTAGAGATATTTCCTATTAAATTTTCAAAATTAATTAAAAGACTTCTAACTAATGAGAGGCTATTTCCAACTAAATTGATTGGAATATTTAAGGCCGTGAGGCTTTGCCCTAATCGTAATAGAATATTTTGAAAACTTAAAATTATTGTATTAACTACTGAAAGAATATTTTTAAAATCACTAATAAAGTAAGTATTTAAGAAATTTAAAGCATTTATAAAAGCCGCCTTAAATTCTCCAAATATGATACTTCTAAAAGTTGTAAAAAAAGTTATAACTAATTGATTTATACTAATCAAGTAAGTTTGTAATCCTGCTAAAAAGGCGCCGCTTAGAGATCTAAAAAATACTTGTACAAATGATAAATTTCTTGATTGTAATAATGTACTTAATCTACTACTTATTTGATTTATAAGTCTTAATAAAACTGAACTAATTGTATTCTCTAAAACAATACTTCCTTGTATTAATTGAATTCTTAATTGTAATAATACTACATTAATAAAAGTAAGTACCTTAGAAAATGTATCTCGTAAAGTTGGAACAGCGGCTGTAAAAATATTTCCAATTTGATTTTTTGTTAAAGACGCTAATCTAAGAACTGAAGATTCAATTAATAATGTTAATCTTAAAAAACTTAAAGAAATTATTTCAAAAATACTTTGTAAATCAGTAGTAATTCTATAAGATAATCCAATAAACATGCCACTTTGGGCATATTGATTTATAAGTGTAGTTCTTAATAAATTAAAAAATAAAAAGATAGAGCCACTTAAATCCGAAATAATACTTGTAATCAATGTTGGAGTGAATGTAAATACTCTAATTAAGGCCTCTCTAAATTGTATGGAGCCTGTAGAAATAAAATTAAGTATATTTTGAAGAAAAATGTTATTAATATTGCTAAAAATTGTATTAAAAGTCGTGAGGCCTGGAAATACTCTTAAATATCCTTCAATTGCATCAAAATTAGCTACAAATAGTGTTCTTAATCTTGCACTGAATAATTGTAAATTAATCAAAAATCTTAATAATAAGTCGCGCTCATCTCCTATTTCTCTGATTAAAGTGGCCTTTATTTGTGAAAAGGCTAAAGAGACTTGTCTTTGTTGTGATAATAAAGATTTAGCTAAACTATCTTCTGATAAGGCGTCAGAGAGTAAGGAAAATTCGGCTCTTGTTAATCGATTTAAATTTTTAATTTCATTAATCCACTTTGGAACAAAGTTAGTTCTAAATAAATTAGTGATACTTTGTAATTGTTGAGTTATAATCTCTTCAGAAATAAATTGTACTTTTTGTGATTTAATTAAATTAGAGAGCTCAGTATTTATAATTTGTTGATTTGCTCTTAAAATACTTGGAATTCGTCTAAAATTTGGAATTACTTCTTGTACAAAAGACGTATAAACGGATACTCCTAAATTTTTAAATTCTTTAGCTATATTTAAAGAAGCGTTGGCTACTACTTTTGATATTTCTTCAATTGGAGCCACTAAAACATCAAAGAATTGTGATCGTACATAAGAATATGTAAGTCCTAAAATTACTTTATTTCCTCCTAATAGTGAATAAACAACAGTTAAATTATTTAAAGTATTCTGAAGGTCTGCATACGCTCTTAAAAGAGAACGAGTTACATTAAAAGTAGTCTTTCCAAATTCAATTGTAGCAATTGTAGCTTCTTTTAAAGCGGCCGTTCCATTCTCTACTTGATCTTTAATGTCAAATGACTTAGAAAGATTTTTTGATTCTTTTTCTATAGATTGAATATTAGACTTTAATTGCTGTGAGGCTTTTTCTGCTTGAGAAATATCAATCTTAATTCGTACTATAGCCTCTTGTATCTCAGCCATTTCTTATTTCTCCATTTTGATTTACATATTTCTTATATTGCTCAGCTATATAATCAAATATAGATGAACTATTTTGGTGTTGAGGCGCCTTTTCTACTCTTGTATAAATTAGCCCATCTATTTGGCTATTGATTTTATTAATTAAGCGCTCTTTATCCTTTCTATCAATGTTTGGATTATTTATAATTTCTTTTTTCTCTTCATTCAACTCAATGATTTCTAATAATAATGAATAATAATGAAAAGCATACTTATTCAAAGGAAACTTCAAATAAGGAAAATATTTTCTTAATTTCCATTCATAGTAATCAAAAAGAAGAGAATTCATCACTTTATCCTCTTCTCCTTTTTTTTTACATCTTCTTTGTTTAATAATTCTAAGAACTTATCACTAATTACTTTTATAAGCTCTTCTGCATAGGAATTTACAGAGAATATGTATTCTAAGTATGGAACTAAAGTATCAAAGTTTTTTACTTGAATTTGTAAAGACTTGATATTCAATTCATTCATTTTTACAGAAAGATCTGTTAATATTTTTCCTAAATTAGCCCTCTCTTCTTCTGTTGCCGCTTTTTCAATTTTTTCTTGTAAATCTTCAAATTGCTCCATCAACTCCTTTGATTTATCAGCAATATCTGAAAGCGCTTTTAATCTTTCAGGAGTTGGAGTATTTACATAAATAGAAATTTCTTTAGGCCCATCTGTATCGATTACTTCTAACATTGTGGCTAATCTTTTCTCATTTTCTTTAGCAATGTTTAATTGTAATTTTTTCATAAGTTTAAATTCCTCCTTTTATGATATATCCTATAAAAATATATAGGCCAATTTCAGCAGCTTTTATAATAAAATGTTTTTCATTTTTTGGAACTTCAATGTATTCACAAAATCTTTTATTAGAATAACAAATTTCATAAGTTTCAATAATTGTATATAAGTCCAATCTTTCTTTTTTAATCAAAGAGACTTCTTTATTAGTGCCATTTAAAATGTCCATAAATAATGTATATCTATCTGCAATACAGTCGGCTATTTCTTTCTTTGTTTGATATAACTCAGTACATAATCTCCGTAAATTCTTATCCTTTACTCTAATAAGCTCAGTATTACTTCTGCAATTGCTCACGAATAAAATCAATATCACTATTATAATTAATCTTTTCATTGTTAGTTCCGTTATTTAATTTTTTAATGAGCCGTTCTCTTTTATTAATAGCTAAATAAATATAAATGGCAGCGGCACATAATAATGCCACTGCTCCTAAATAAATCAATTTAAATTTAACTTTATGGAGTAAGATCTCCAACATAATTAAGTACCTTAACTGTTTTTCCATTAACAGTCATCTCTACTGGATAACAATAGAACATCACTTTAAAGGCTCTTTGATCTGAAGCATTAAATTTTACTTCTGCATCAACTTCAGGACAAGCTTTAACAAACGTCCAATGATATGGAGCATCATATTTTACTTCTCCCTCTTTGATAGCAAATAAGTGAAGAGGCTTTGCGGTATCAGAATCACGTGCTCCTAAAGGTAAATATACAAATAGATTTTTATAATTTACAGTACTTGGATCCCATACTCCTTCAAATCCTGACAATACTTTAATTAATCTTTCTACAGAAGGCTCTAATATTTCTGTTTCAACGGTACATTCATAAGAAGTTACAACTCTATCGGCTGGGTTGTCTCCAGTCTGAATTGATTTTAAATCAGTCTTTCCAAATTTAATTTTTACAGAAACATCGCTTGTTTTTCCTAAATCTAAAGCTCGTATTTTATAATAATTACTTCCACTTAAAGATGAAGGAGCATTTTTATCTAAAAACAAATTTGTATTATCAACAATTGTTACTACTCTGTAATATGTAGAGCCACTTAGAGTGGAAAAAGAAATTACCTCTCCTTCTCGCAATTCACTTGTAAAACTAGTTCCTGTACCAACTATATGAGTTAAATCATTTGCATCTACAGCCACTGTTCCTGTTAATTGTAAAGGATTTAAATCTCCATAGTATAATTGACAGGCTCCTAAGGATAATTTATCTCCATCTCCTATAATTGAGTTTCCTAATATTGGATTGTAAAATATCATATATTCCTCCTTTATTTAAATTTTAATTTTAAATTAAAATAAATTTTTCCTTTATCAAAATTTAGTCCAGATAATTCTTCAATTAAGAATTCTTCAGAATCATATTCCAATAGCTGCCTATCTGGATTTATAACTTGTAGTAAATCATTATAATGTTGCAGCATTAAAACATCATCAGTATAATCAAAATAAACAAATACAATATATGTTTCATTTTTTCCGTAACACATATTAGATGAAGTAGGCTTAAATAAAATATAATTTTGATAGCCATCATTGTCAAATAAATTATAGAATACAATCTTTAAATGAGGCGTTTTACTTTGAATATATAATAAAAATTTTTGTAATTTATGCATTTTTAGTGGCCTCTTTTAAAATATTTATAGTTATCTTTTCGGCTATATCTTTTAAAATCAAAGGTATTTTAGACTCAATCCAATGATCTCCTACATTTCCAGCTTGTTTAGATATTGGCCCTTTTACCCAGTCTGTAGGGCTTCTTTTTTCTTCTTTGGATTCTACGGCTCTTCCATCATGCCATCTTTTAGCATAAGGAACTACATGTCCTACATAAATAGATTGAGTGGCCTCATCTACTACATGGAAATCAGAAGCCCTTAATTTTCCTGTAAGTATTGGAGGAGTAGGCGCTTCAAATAAAGAATAATATCTTAATTTTATTGCCACTTCATTTAATTGATTTTTATTTAATTTAGTCATAGCCACATATCACCTTAAAAAGCTTTCCAAATGTTCGTTCTGTAGAAAGTATCTTAAACTTATGATTATTAAAAACTATAAAATCTTTTAATTGTGGCTCTATTTTATCACTTACTACATTAATGAGAAATTCTCTATAATATTCATGTTCTTCAAATTTATAAAGAGAATGAGTTTTGAGATCATTTCTTTCTTTATAATCTAAGATAAAAATCAAATGAGTTTTTTCAGTTGCTGTTTTAGTAATTTCATTAATTGCAACTAACTTCTTTAAAAGAGCCACTTGTGCCATACTTTATCCTTTAAATATTCTTCATGCAAAGAATAATTAATATGCTTTCTTTTAGAGATAGTCACTCCATCAATTTCAACAAATGGAGACTTAACATTGATTCCATGAATCAAAGCTACTTTATATCTCTCATCTTGGATCAATTCAAAAGCATCTTCTAAAGAAATTATATAATTCTTCTCAATTGCTTTGGCTTTTTTATACAAGATCCATTCATATATATAATAATCAGAATTTACATAGTAATATTCTTTAACATCATTAATTGGAAACAAAGTCGTTTCAATATTTAGAGCTACTTTTAAAATGTTTCCATTAATTTCTGTTATTTTAAGAGGCCATTCAATAGAATCAATGAGTAAATAATCAGATGTAGAGAGAGTATCGGCAGTAGTATATTCGTATTCAGAAATTCTTTGAATACTACTACTGCCTTTATAAATTTGAGAAATATCGGCATTTAAATTTTGTAAAAGCCTCTTAAATTCTTCAACTTTCATATTATGCGAAATTCACTTTCAATACTTGATTTTTATTTAGTATACCAGCGCCAAATTTAATTCTTGTAGCCCAGCTTACTGTAAAATGTTGTACATTTAAACTTTCAGCTGTATCATCATTAATTGCTACATACAACTTATTAAATAATCCTGGAACTACTAAATAAGCCGTATTATTGTTATCCCATTCAATTTGATTAGTATCAATTACTTGTATTGGATATGTTCCAATAAATACAGAAGAAGTTATTCCAGGAATTGGAGTAATTGTGTTTAAGGCTACTCTTACTCTTTGTAATAATTGAGCATTAGATGGAATTAACAATACAGCCTCAGTTATATTTCCAACTAGATCTCTGTTATCATTTTTTAATTTTATCACAGCGTCATTGAGTGTGTTAATATCTTTTTCAGTTGGTGTGGCGCCA